GGTCATGGCTGTTCAGGAATCCTCAGAACTCATCGCCACCATTTTAAAAATTTCAAATGACAACCTCTCTAAACAAGTAAAAAAATACATGGAAGACCCGGTCAATAATGAACCACCCCTACTCACTATCAAGTCAGTGGCGGACATCCAAAAACCAGTTCAAATGCTGGAAAGTTTACTTAAAAGCGTGAGCATGTTTTCTAACACTGTTAAAGCAGAGCAAGCTGAAGACAGCGAACGCAGGCTGGTTATGGAAAAGGAAGCTATCATCAAAACCAAGGCCCTTAGACGCAAGGACTTCAAAGGTAGGGTTTCAGTAGAAGAGCTGGAAGGCAGAAATCAGAATTTAAAAGAAATAGAAAGCGCCGCTATTTTGGCTGAGTTAGCGGAGGGTGAGGGGGACGAATGACAACCTTTGACAAAATAATTGCCAAGGAAGATAAGTGTAAAGTAGATGGTTGTAATAAGTATCGAAAAAGACAAGGATATTGCAAAAAACACCACACCCAGTTCTTCAAAGCGCCCCCTAAAATAGAAGCCCCACCAGAGAAAGTGGATGTCAAAAAAGTAAAATCAGATCCAGCGATCAAAGCCAAGGCCAAGCAAATAAGCAATAGTGATTTACTGGAATTGTATTTAAGGCCCTGTCAAACCAAAGAAGAGCTAAAACATTTCGTTAAATATTTCTTCAACTTACACCTACCAGATGTAAGGGTGTCCAGATTTGCAGACACCTCGCCGTTTGAATTTTTGTGGTATCTATACGACATCTTAGTCAACAACAATAGGCCTGAGGGGGTGAACGAGATAATAGCCTGCGCCGGTCGAGGTAGTGGTAAGACCTTAGTGGTATCTATTGCTCAATTATTGGCTGTGATTCACGGTAAAAGAGATGTGGTTCACGTAGGGGCCATTGAGGCTCAAGCAAAACGAGCTTACGACTATATCCAAAAATACCTTTTAAGTCCAAAGGTTAAGGATTTAATCAATCCCCCTAAAACCCCAGAAGACAAGAGAATTCTTCAAAAGAACATCATGGAAAAGACAGTCCTTAACATTAAGGGCGAAATCTGCACCATTGAGGTCCTTCCTTGCACCATCAAGGCTGTTAACGGACCCCACGTTCCATTCGTAACCGTTGATGAGATTGACACCATATCCGGTGAAGCAGTAAAGGCATACAAAGACATAGCAGGTATGCTGGACTCTAAAAATGGCATGAAACCCCTAAGGGTGAACATTTCCACCAGAAAGACCAGACACGGTTTAATGGAAAAGCAGATGTCCGAGGCTGTAAAAACTGGTAAAACCGTGATTCGCTGGACCGCCTTAGAGTTCATGGAACAATGCCCAGAGTCTGACTCAGGCAATGAAAGAACCACCTATTTCGTAAATATAGATCAAAACGACGTTTTAACCCCCGCCAAATTCAGCGCCTTAGTAAGTTCTAAGAGAAATGAATATGAGATGGTAGAGGCGTTTAATAAGTGTGGGAAGTGTCCGTTACTGCCGTGGTGCCGAGGTGATGCCAGAAATCAAATATCCAATTCACCTATGCTCAAATCCAAACAAGAAATTTTAGCCAAGGTAATGGGTGAGGGGCCAGATTGGACCTCAGCTCAGTTATTCAACCTCAAGCCCAGTGCTGAGGGGGTTGTGTTTAAAGAGTTTGAAGAGAAAAGGCACGTCAAAACTTGGAATGAGATGTGGCAAATTTTAACAGGAATGCCTTATCCAGGGGAGTGCAATCACTCTATTTTTGTGAGAAAGTGCAGAAGCATGAAGCTTAGATGCTATGCTGGCATGGACTTTGGCTGGACCAACCCTAACACCTTGATAGTTTTATTCATAGACAACATGGATAACGTTTACGTAGTTATGTGCGACGGGCTTACACAAGTCTCAGCGCCGCAATGGATGTATAATGTGAAAGCTAAGCACCACAACAACTACACCCCAGACCTCTATTTCATAGACACAGTAGACCCAGGCAATATCATGGAAATGAGAAAGTTGGGTTTGCCGGTTTCAGATGAAAAGGCTAAACAAGAAATCAATACCGGTGTTCAGGTCATCAAAAAGTGGCTCAGGACCCCCGGTAACGGCGAACCTAAAATCTTCGTCAACAACGAGACTTGTAAGTCCTTGATAGAAGAGCTAAAAACTTATCACTACAAAACCAATGCGGCTGGCGAGGTCACTGAGGACTTTGACAAAGGCGACGACCACTGGATTGACCCTCTAAGATACATCATGACCAAGATATTTGCCAGAAATGCTGCTATGCTTATTTCTGATTCTTTGGATAGAGACGGAACTCTCTTTGATGAAAGCGGGAACATCATTCGCCCCCCTACAGTTGGGGAAATGGTTTCAATGGTTGTAGGAAAAGACTTGCAAGAGAAAGAGGATGGTGGTAAGATGGGCAAGTTGGGCAGGTTTGATGAGATAGAGAACCCCCAAGACATTGAATCTTCGGGAACCAGTGGATTTATTTTTAGTTTTTGAAAGGAAAAAAAATGTCAGTTTTAGATAAATTAGGTAACTGGTTGAACTTAGACCAATATTCGACCATGTTGAAATCAGAGTCAGGCCCCATTTCTACCACCCCCGCCAATACCCCAGTTCCAGAGGAATCCTTAATTGGCCAACGGGCCCTTTTAGTGGACCCCCTAATGGACCAAAACAGGACCAGCGCCTTCGCCCTAAACAAGGCCAGTAAAATTTCCCACCGCTCTATCAGGGAGATAGTCCGTAAAGACTTCCTGGTAAAAACCATTCTACAAATCAGAGCCGATACAGTTGTCAGATTCTCAAGGCCTTTGTCTGGGGAAAGAAACAGATTTGAAATGGGCTTTAAGTTTTGTAAAAGAGACTCTTCCACTATCTTATCCAAGGAAGATCAAGAGGTTATTAAAGGGTTAGAGCAATTCATCCTGACTTGTGGAAAGACCGATCAAGTTCCGCCCGGACAAGAGATGGGATTTGGTGACTTCCTTAAGATGCTTACTTTTGACGCCTTGACCTATGGTCACATAGGTGTTGAAAAGGTTTTAACCAGGGGTGGGGCTTTGCATAGATTTAGGCCATTACCTTCTGAAAGCCTTTACTTGGTAGCGCCAACTATAGCAAAGGAAGTTTTAGATGAGTCCGGGGACAGAGCTTTAAAAGAGTATAAAAGGAAAAGGTCCTCTAATGATTACAGGAATATAGGTGACGTTAACGAAGTCGATACCGCCTATGCCAAATACACCCAGGTTGGGGATGATGGTAGGGTTCTTTCTGTTTTTGGTGATGAGGATTTAGCTTGGGCTTTATTTAACCCTAAAAACACTTTAAATTCAAATGGATACGCCACTTCCTTGGTAGAGGACGCTATTTATTTGATAGCTTCCCATATCAATACTGAAACTTTCAATAGCAATATTTTCACTCATGGCTATGCATCCAGAGGTATTTTGCATCTAAAAGGTCCATTCAACCAAAATCAACTTTCATCATTTAGACGTCAGTTCGATCAGACTATTTCAGGATCTAATAACGCCTGGAGGACACCTATTGTTGCGGGGCTTGATGAAGTTCAATACATTAGCCTTCAAGGACAAGGCAGAGATGCTGAGTATTTGAATTATAATTCGCATATAATGCGCTCAATTTGCACTGCCTTTCAAATTGATCCATTGGAATTAGGAATGGACTACCTCGTTAGTGCTAACGGAAGAGCGGCAGGTAACAAGGAATCTGGACAATTCAAAATCACCTATTCAAGGGAAAGAGGATTAGTTCCCCTGTTAATGTTCTTAGAAGACTTCATCAACTGCAAAATAATAAAAGCTTTAGACCAAGAACTTCATGAAAAGTACATATTCAAGTTCTTTGGCTATACAGACGAAACTGCCCAAACAGACGTCAACCTCAGACAAGCCCAAATGACCACTTTCGCTTCCATGAACTTCCTTCTTAAAAATGAGGAAATGCCAGAGTTGCAAATACCCTTGAATGTGGCCGATCTACCCCTAAACCAAACTTTCTGGAACTTGGTAGAAAGGAATATGACGAGAGGGGAAATTAGAGAAATCTTTTTAGGTGACAAAGGGGCCAAGGATAGGAAAGAGCTTCAATACATCCCAGGTGATCCAGCTTTCTTGCAGTGGCAGCAGATGTTGATGCAAGTGGCCCAATCGGTGGGACAATCCCAGGCACAAGCCCCGGCACCAGAGGAAGGTGTGTCACAGCAAGGATCTGCCCAAGATCCTGACCAATCAAATCCCTCCGAAAGTAATATCTCTTGAACTAAAGATGATCGAGTTTCGATGAAACTAAGAAAAATAACCCCAGAATACATAAAAACTTTCCTCTTAGAACATAACCCTAAACTGACTTTAGTGGAAGAGACTTTCAAAAACAGTAAAACTAAGTGCAAGTGGATAGAAGAGGGGTGGGGTGAGTTTTGGAGGACTCCAGATAACGTTTTATCTGGAAAGCAACTGCACCACCCATTGCTGTCGTTACAAAAAAAACACGATAGTTATAGAAAAATAACCCCAGAATACATAAAAACTTTCCTCTTAGAACATAACCCTAAACTGACTTTAGTGGAAGAGACTTT